CCAGGGTCGCCATCGGGTTCCTTCTTCAAGGACGAATATAGGGACTCCACAAGGATGCTCAGGGCAACCGCTATGACTACGGCCATTGGCCAGAACAGCAACAGGAATTTCCATCCTGGAGCTATTACGAACCACCCGAATGACCAGTAAACCACTGATCCCCAGGTGCTGTTCATGCATGGGCTGCAAAGCAGCAGTGGTTTTGCCCACATCGGAGAGGAGAACCCCCTGTCCATAGAGGACTGGAGGCTCTCCCTTATCCGGTGTATGATCATTCCCTCGTCGCCTGAATGGTGCAGTCCGAACTTGAACAGGCTCATCAAGAACGGGAGTATGATGATCAGGCAATCCATCTTACAATGCTACGATGCAGGGGATCACAGCAGCCAGTTCGTTGTTGAACAGGGCCACGAAATCAGCATCGCTGCTATTGACGACGAACTCCAACTCCATTTCGCGCGTGACCAGACCGTGATCGATCATGTGCGTAGGGGTGTTGGCAACATCAGGCACGATGCGGAAGTAGTACTTGCAGTACGCACCGCAAGCCGTCAGGTCCGCACGAACGCCGAATTGTCCATGGCCCACAGGGAATTCGCGGAACGCGTCATCGCTGGTGAACACGGAATCGACGTGCGGCGTGCCGTTCACGATCGTTGCACTGTTGGACAACACTCGAATGCCGCAGGTCTTCCGGGTCTGTCCGCTCACGTATTCCGTGTTGCAATTCAGCTCCGTCAAAGTGATCGCGGTCTCGGAACCGGGAGCCCCAACCGCGACCGCCGTAGCAAAACGGTATGCGCTGTTGTTGATCTGGTACACTGCTTCCGCTACGATCTGTGCGACCGTGGGCGTACTTCCGTTCGGCAGATTCACCGAATACTGGGAGAAGCCACCATTGAGGTTCCCTTCGCCGACCAGGCCGATCTGGCCAGGGCATGGAATAGGCTTCAACAGGAGTTCCCACTCGAACGGACAGTTGCAAGGCTCGGCCGGAACGATCGGTGTGATCGTCCATACGCCAGGCGTACAAGCTGCTGCACATACACGACTGCAATTACGTACGTCAGCCGCCAGGAATGAAACTGGAGGCGAGCCAGGTACGTTGATCGTGACCACACCCGAAGCAACCACAACCGTGGTGGCGTCGATGGCGTTGATCACCTTCTTGATAGGCAAGGTCCTTACTGACATTGTCAGGTGTTTTTGGATAACTGTTGATCCGCCGTCGAGGTTTGGAACCTGCGGCTCTCGATGATCTCTAATCGCTTACGAACAGCAATGTCACCGATCTTCCTATTCACGTTCGGAGGCAATTCAGGATCAACGTTTCCGATGTTCCCTGGTGCGATGAACACGACAGGTAGAGGGTACCTCAGGTATTCGATGGTGATCGTATGCGTGAAGTTCGGAGAAGGCACGATAGTGCGAACTTCCCGCCCTGTGAAATAGTGCAGTGGTTCGTCGATCGATGCTTTCCAGAATGGATCACGCTCCATCTCCATACGTTGATCCCTGCCAACAGGCCTACTCGGCGAACATCCACCCGGATGGGCACATGCTGCGTAAGTCGGCACGTTGTTGCTGATCGAGGACGCAATACGCTGACACATGCTCAACATGAACATGTACCCATTACTGGTCCCGGGCGCTGGTGCTGGGCTGTACGGCAACAGAAATACTTCTTGACCGTTCGCCATTGCACCGGTATTCTGAACCACAAGAGGCGGTGGAATGAGGATCCGAAGATCATCAAGACGCTCCTGGTTTCCATCAGAGTCACGATACGCAGCTTCGATGTACACCTGGGTCGCATTGTTCCAGTCATGGGCAAAGTCCAACGGATCCAGTGTGGAGGCTCCCTCCTTCTGGATCTGGTAAAGCATGAATTCGTATGCTTGCTGAACTGTGACGATCATGGCTATGCCTTATGGTTGTTACTTCTTCTTGTCCTCGCCATCCTCTCCTGCGGCAGCTGCTGCTGCTTTGCGAGGGCTGGATGTCGGGGCTCGTTTCTCAAGTTCTGCGCGGAACAACTGGACCATTTCGCGGTTCTCTTGCTGTGTCATCCAGTGAACGGCACCTTCCTCGTCAAGCGCGAGCGTCGTCTCTCCATACTTATAGCCACTGGACCCTGAACTCAGAATGCTGTGACTTACGAGTTTCTGGATGAACGCGCGAACCTTGAAGTTCTTATCTTCTGACAGGTCGATCACCCTCTTCGGGTTGGTCTGTGCCAGGCCGAAAACGAACCCTCGGATCTCAAGCTCGTTCATTTGACGAACGGGCTGCTTTTCGATGAAAGCAATGTTCAAGTAATCGTCAACGGTCATTTTGTTGACGGCATTGAGCGCCATGGACGCCAGTGTACCTCGGTCGATCATCCGTCGCGCATCAGACATCTTGTCCTTCATGAAGAACCGATGCTGTTGCGGATTTGGACGCTCATCCTCTCTGCACAGAAGCCCTTGCTCAATGAGCATGGTGACCAGCATTTTGTCTTTTGGATCGTCCATATCGAACATGTCACCATGCTTGAATGGTCGGGCCTTTGTCGTACTAAGCGGCAATGGCGATTCCGTTGTTTCGTGAGCAACGGTCTCTCCTTTGCTGTCCTTGATGGCAATGCCTTTGTACTTGACTTCCCCGATCTGAAAGACACCTTCGTTGTGATCGAATGCAGGTGTGACGTAAACCGGATTCGGGATCGACTTCGGGTTCACGGCCTGTATCGTCACTGTCTTTTTGCTTTCCATGATCTATGTTGTTCCTCGTTGGTTATCGACGCATTGCAGGAACGATCTCAACGAAGGAGAGCGGGTTCATCAACGCAATACCGGTTTCACACAACGTGTGTACTTCGTATGCGTCAACGGAGCTGCTCACCATCAGGCGACCTGTCTGCACGTTCTTCACGCCGCCACCGGACATGCCAACGAGTTCGCGCTCGATGAAGCGACGATCGTTCTGGCTGTTGCCGAGAGCAAGCAGTTTGATGTTGGGAGCCTGGCCGGCCAGATTGGATCCGGTATTCAAGGCGAAGCCCATACGGGACCGGTAGTTTACACCGAAGCTGTCCTGCATGTGAGCACCCATTGGATCGTCAAAAGCCGGGATCCAGATCGGCACCAGTTTTACCGAGTTGAAGTTGTAGTACTTGAAGGTCGTATTGACCCCCTTGTCGTTACCACTTCCCTCAGCAAAGATGATGGGGTTCATCTCGAAGATGCTCCGCATCGCACGGTGGAAATCGTTGATGAAGGACAAGCCTCCACCGATCACGATCTCTGGACCACCCATGCCGCCCGTCATGGACAACTGCATGGATGTGATGAGGTTCTCGATCCAGCGGATGTTGATATCCGAGTACGTGAACTTCATCGAAGGGTCACCCTGGTGGATCAGGCCGTTACCGGCGATGATGGGACGATTGTCCTTGTCGGTCACACCCACGTTGTTGCCGGTGCTGTCAACGGACGCACGTCCGAAGAGCAATTGGCGCTCGCGAGCGATCATCATCCACTTCAACATCTCCATGTGCTGGTAGTCAGCAAAGAGGTGCTTGCCTTTGTGCTCGATCAACAGCTTGTGCGCGTTAGCGGAGCCAGTGATCGAATACTTGAAGCGCTGGATGGTCAACCATTCCGTGTGCCATTCCGGGTGGGTAACGCGTTCTCCGGCATCTTCCGAAGCCTCGGGGTACGCGGTATAGCCACTGGACAGCTCGGCGTTGGCGGCGACGAGGTTCGGGTTCACGAATGCAGTCGGGTCATTGCCCATCAACTGCACAGTGTAGTTCCAGGTGGAACCAACGCCCTTCTCCTTCACCTTGACGTAGAGCACGGTGCGGATATCCCAACACAACAGGGTCTCCTTCTCGACGAACCAGTCATTGTCCAGCGTCAGAATGAAGCTGGCATGGTTCAGGCCTGGCGTAGCGCCAGCGGAGTTGTTGCTGATGATGCGCGCCTTCCGCTCCGAGCGACCCTTCACGGCCCATTTGATCTGGCGGTTGCCGATCACCTGGAAATCCGGAGAGGTACTGTTCGCGTACAGACCACGCATGGTCAGACCCTTGCGGGCCAGGAAAGAACTGAAAGCCGTTTCGTGGTCCTCGTAGAGGTTGGAAACGTTGTAGATGATCTCAGGGTTGATGGCCAAAGCCTGAGAGAGCATCGGGACTGAAGCGGTACGGTCTGAATGTTCCAGAACGTTACCTGGTACGATCCTCATTGATGATCATGTGGATAGTGTCGAGCGGGATGACGGTGTTTCAAGAGACTATCCCTCCGGCTGTGAGAACACAGCGAAGTCGGTCTTTTGATCCCCGGCCCTTTGAGACGCACCTGACGAGTTGCGCTTATTGAGAAGATCTCCCAATTGGCGCTTCGTTGAAGCTGCGTTCTTCTGTGCATTGAGTCTCAGGACACCTGATTCTGCCATGTCCCAAAGCATTGCGATCTTCATCGCCTGCTTCGGATCCTGGAGCGCCTGGACAAACTTATTCTGACGAGTCTTAGCGTCGGGGTACAGTACCTCCTGCAACCTTGCGGCCGCAGCTTTCTGCTTCTCAGGAGTTACGAACTTCAATCCGTATACATCATCCTTCATCACCTCGTCGAACACTTCAGTAAACCCCTTGTTGAAGGTTTCCTTGAATTCTGGAGATGATGGATCCGGACCTTGTTGACGTACTGAGTTCTCACTCAATTGCTGATCACGCAGTGCTTTCTGTTGACGGATGTGCTGGCGGATCTCGACGGCCCTGTCCTCAAGGTCGTCCTGGTTCATGCGCGCCACGCGTTCCGCGATCTTCGCATCCTCCAGCCCATCAGGACGATCATCTGTTTTACCAAGACGAGCGATAAGGTTCCGTTTCACCAACTCCGTATCTGGTAGAGCAAGTGCTTGGTCGTATTGCGAGTAACTCTCGTAATACGATTTCGGATCCATTCCGCTTTCAATGGCATTTTGCAGACGAAGCGCTTCTGGATGAAGGTTCTTCCGACCCAATTCCATCAACTTGACAGCGACGTTCTCCTCGTTCGTGTCATCTGGTAGTGTTATAGCCTGGCCCAGAGATTTCAAGAGCTGTGCTTCCATCAAGGACTTGATCTCTGCCGCTGAACTATTCCCTTGTTCAACGACTTTCTTTCCTTGATCGACTGCTCCGTCGTCATCTTTCACCTCTTCCTCAGCATCGTCCAGGAAATCGTAAGGCCCCTTTTCAGCGGCCTTATCGTCTCCAGGAGTATCCTGATCGGTAGTGGATTCAATGACCTTGCCCTGTTCCGACTCTACTACTGTCAAAGGAGTCTCCGCATCAGACTGGGCAAACACGTCAAAAACGGTCGCTGCTGGTGCTCCTCCTTGTCCTTTTTGGTCTTCCATGATTCGCAAATATAGGTGTGAGTTTTCAGATCAAGAGCCACTACCCGAAGAGGAACTGCCTGAGCCAGACCGGCTAAGGGCTAATTCCAGCTGGGAAATGCGCTCTTCCACCTGGTTGTGCCGGATCTCTTCATTGAGGTTGGCCATGTCAACAGAAGCCTTCAATCCGGCCTCGTTTGATTTCTGGGATGCATCCATTTCCTTGGCTTTGATCAATGCATTGTTACGCATCTGTTCCTGCTGCAGAGTGACCTGGGCGTCCATCTCTGCGATCTTCTGCTGGATCATTTCGGCGGCACCAATGACTTGCTTCTCTCGCGCAGCATACTCTTCCTGGATACGAAGCTTCTCCTGTTCGGATGCTGCTTTCTGGCCCTCCACAGCCTGGGCCTGACGCATAGCGATCTCCTCGAACTCGGTCAAGGTCGCTTCCATTTCCTTCAGCGTGTTCGCTTTGAAAAGCTGGGTCATCTGTCCAAGGCGGATATTGCCGGCATTGTATTGAGCGCCGGCCATCTGCATCAGACTCTCCATGATCTTGGTCTCCTTGGAGACATCAGCAAAGAATACGGTCATGGAAGCGGAGTCCATGGCACCTGGATCGAGAGAGAATATCTCCTGACCAAGGTCACCAGCTACGAACTGTCCGCGCTTTCCTTCGCGCCAGGCCTCCCGCGCCACCAGGATCACCCTGTTCATTACCCGATTCAACAGTTTGCGATGCTTATGGAAGAGCATCTCCGTTGTCAATGTGGATTGCGCAATGGCGGAACGATGGGTTCCAACTTGATCACCGGTGGTGATCTCTCCAAGTCGTTGAGGCGGAACACCGATCAATCGGCCAGCCAGGTATTCCAGTCGTTCCAGAACACCGGTAAGGAGCTGCACTCCGGGACCGATCGTCATATCAAAAGTGGAGAACTGATTGAAGAGTGCCGGACGAGCCCCCTTCTTCATTGACTCAATGAATCCAACACCTTGCTTCAGATAGTAGAGCCATTCCTCTTTTTTCATTCCGGCCGGCATCTGGGATTCATCCATGATGAAACCCTTAACGCCGCTCATGGCGATCATCAACTCCAGCTGGTAGTGTACCAGATTATAGAGTTCCTGGATGTCCCGAACAGCCCAGACAAGAGAATAGGGCTTCTTGTCAGCGCCATTGTACGCGTATCCGCAGTATGGCAGGTAAGAATAGCCAACTGTTTCCTGATCCCTGAATTGGAATGGGCATTGACGAGCTTCGAGATAAGTGTCGTTACCAATGCGCGTGCATTCCCACACATAACTGATGTAGCGATATGTCTTGATCTTGTCCTTTTCTTCGTACTCATCATCACAGATCAGATCACCAGAAACACCAGCCTTGATGAGTTCATCCTCATCGACCTTCTCCCATACACGCCATACCGTATGGTATACAGGGATCGAATCAGAAATCAATGAAGATCCGGTATATGGAGCCATTGAATTCCCTCCATCAGCAAAGTTGGTAGTTCCCTGTGACGTGCTCCTTCTGGCATCAATTGACTGACGAGACCACATGGACGATGCGTAGATATCTATTGCGCCATCCTTCAACTGCTTGACTTTTTCAGAACTGATAGATGGAAAGTTCTGCAAAATTTGAGAGGGCGACATCCACTGAACATGCATTGCCCAGTCCGACTCATCTATGTATCGGACGTTCTCTTGGGCTGGATAGAAGATGTTCAATGGCGAACACCTACTCACACGAGGATCAGTGCCACTGGTTGCATCATGAATGTGATATATCTCGTTATCAGTAA